TGGCCTTTGGTTCGACGCGAAGGATGGAGGACGGGGTGTAGCCGTTACGGGCGGCAAACGCTTTTGCAAAGGCTATTTGCCCGCTAAAATCCAGCCATTCAGAAACGCACTCCAGTATATAGAAATTCGGCCCCTCTTTAACGTAGGCTATTGCCGCCGTCGGGTCGTTCTTTTCTTTGTCCGTGTAGGCTGTATCGAAATAGAAATTCACCCGCCTGCCTTCTAACTTGTACTCTCTCGGATCGTAGTACGAAAACCAGTCTTTTTTTATTATGCTGCCCTCATCGGGTGCGGGTCGTTGCTGGTAAAGCGCATTCCATGCGCGGCTGCCGTTCTCTGCCTGCCTTTCTAAAAGAGATTCACGCGGATACCATGACGGCCAAAGTGCTTCGCCAACCTCTCTGTGTGGCTCTGGTTCTTCACAAAGTGCTGGCAGCCGGATTATCTCCATGCCATGCCTTTTCCTTTCGAGTATGCGCCCTGCAAGATCATCCTCATGCCAACGGGTCTGACATACTATTTCAATGGCCCCGCGTTCAAAACGGGTTGAAAACGTCGAGGCGTACCACTCCCAAGCCTTTTCGCGGTAGGTCACGCTGTCGGCTTCTTCGCTGTTCTTTACCGGGTCATCAATTATACCAATCGTTGCGCCCTCTCCAGTGATACCGCCACCAACACCCGCCGCAATGTAATGGCCACCGCCGGGCATATCGAAACGCTGCCCGGTGCGGATTGCCCCATCTTGTTTTGCAGCCAACAAGGAAAGATCAGGGAACAGTTCCGTAAACCTATCGGACGAAAGTACGCGCTGGCAGTCGCGGCTCATGCGCCCCGCCAAACTTACAGCGTAGGACGCTACAATAATGTGCTCAGATGAATTGCGCACGAAACACCATGCGGGGAAAAGGATGCTGACTAACTGGCTTTTACCGTGTCTTGGTGGCATCATTACAACCAGGCGCGAATACTTGCGCTCTGCAATGCGCTGGAGCGCGTCAATCAAAACCAGATGATGCCAGTTGAAAATGTAGGACGGGTCTACCGCTTTGATAAAGTGAAGGAAAGAATCTTTCGCCACACTCGCGGTTAACCTGCGTTTAAAGTCCTTATCTACTTTCTCCGGGTTGTACCCCATTGCGCTCTAATATTTCAAGGGCTGCGATACGGTCTTCCAAAGGGATGTTCTCAAATTGAATCGCGCCGCCGCCTTTGCCCATGTGCTCGACTTGTGTACTCTCAATGTAGCCCCGATGCTTGCCCCTTGTCTTTAGTAGAAAAATGATGCAGGCGGTATTCCCGTCTTGGATTTGCTTCATTAAAGCAGTCTCGCCCATGTCAATGGCGGACTCTGAAATATTCTTCACCTCTTGCTCAAAATTAGGGTCATTGTCCCGCCAAGTGTAGAAGTGCTGCCGATTCACACCCGCCGCCGCACAAGCAGCCGTAATATTGCCCATCGTTGATTTTAGGGCTTCCAACGCCTTCTTTTTATTAGCGTCGGTTTTGTCGGTTCTTTTATCTGTCAATTCAGAATCCATCTTTCAGTTTTTGCTCAATAATTTGCTGGAAAATCTCACCCTTCACAAACAGGTCGTCTGGACCAAAACCGTACTTAATCATCCATCCGCTTTTGGCCTTATAGCTGTCAAAAGATAGGGTCAAATATGTCTCGCCCTCACCTGCGCGATTAGTTATCCTCTCCTGTACCCTCGCCTTTTCCTCTTTTATGGCCTGTTTCTTTTCTTCGGGTGTTAGATCTACCTCTTCCGCGTAATCGTCTCCGTCGTCGCCATCGGCTTGCTGCGCGGGTTGTACTGTCTTAGGTTGCTTTATGGCAAAGTCCTCCACGCCAATCACATTGAGGTCGTATAAGTCCAGGCCAGCCGCCGAATAATCAAGCCCGCCCTCAATCATTGCCTTTAGTGCTGGCAGGTCAAATTCCCCCGTGAACGTGGTGGCGTTTAAAAAAACGTTTTGCTCCCTCTCCACCTTATCGGTCAATGTCACTACCGAAACGTCCAGTGTATAGTCTGGGCTTCCTTCTAGTTCGTCCAGAATATCAATTCTTTGATGTCCCTCTACCAGATGCCCGGTGGCCTCATTCCATACGAGCGGGCGCAACAAGCCTACTTTTTTGAGGTTCTTTTTCAGTCCCTTGCGTTGCGTGTCGTTTATCACCCTTGGATTGTACGGCGCGTTTAGGAGTTGGCTTCTGTGTACCGTCCTCACCTCGAACGTCTGGTGCTTTGTTTTTTTCTGCATAATCGTACTCAAATAATATTTGTCTGCTCAATGGGTACTCAATGTAGGTTTTTTCAAGATCGCCCGGCTCGTTTTGCCTCATCCACAAAAAACACTCCAAATGAAAGCCTAGCGCGTTTGATTGCTTCCCGCCGTACTTTATTGGGAATGGCAGCCGCTTGGCTCTAATGTAGGCTAATACTTGTTTATTTGAAAAGTCGGCCAGCGGGTAGTATTTCTGCGTTTTCTGTTGGATCGGAAGCTCGCCGTAGCTGTTGAGCATTAGCCGCCTATTTAGCCCATCATTCTTTTTTGAACCATAAAACGTTATGGGAATACCTGTATCTGCCCTGGATTGCGCGTCAATCTTGCTCAGGCTTGAAAGTTTTTGTTTTGGGTCTGGTGTGCAAAAAAGCCCAATTCGCCTTATATCAGATACGGAAAAATGCTCATATTGCAATATTTTAACGTTTTTGTACCTGGTTGCCGCATCGCTCAAATATCGCTCTATGTGGGCCAAACCTGGCACAAAATACATAAAAACGCAAATTACCTCATCGAATACGGGCGCAACCATGTCGAGCAATGCAATAGAATCTTTGCCACAACTAAAAAAGACAATGGCGCGACCTGACCGAAGTCGGGCCGCGCTGATTGTCTTTTGTGCGGTTTGCATTGGGTTAGCCACCACTTAGGCCGGATGCCCGACGCTTTGCGCGATAACCTGCGCGGCGATCTGCTGCGTCTGAAAGTGGGCCGTTTCTAACAAACCCTGGGTTTGTCTGACCGCCTGTTCGTGTTACACCGTTTCTAACTTGGCAAGATATTTAAAAGGTGAAAAATAAAATTTTGTGGCGGGTGCCAGACTCGAACTGACGACCTTCTGCAAGTTAAACAGACATTCTGACCAACTGAACTAACCCGCAAAATAATATTTGCAAGGCAAAAGTATGGCTTTTGTTTACACTTACAAACTATCTTCTAACAATTTTCTACTTTTAGAACTTTGCCGAGGTTGAAAGCAAAACATTTGTAGCCGTCATCTTGGGTAAAAAATTCGATGCCAGTACATTCTACAAGCATGGTTGGGCGGTTTTTGTTGTAGCCGTTATAAAGTATAATTTCTGTTACTGGCTTAAAGGTTATAACGCCTAATGGGCCGCTAAAATCGCAAATCTGCCTTGTTAACCTGGTAGACATATCTCGAAATTCTTGGATTTTTCGGCCTGACCTTATCTCATCAAACCAATGGCGCGTAATAATTAGCGTGATTCTCATTTTTTGGGTGTTTAAATGGTTTCGGTTTTGGGTTCGTCGATGTCGGCCAGCGTGAAGGTTTTGCCGCTCAAATCGCCTATGGCGTTCAATGCCCTGAAAACATTGTCTAGGCTTGGGTGAAATTTACCTGAAAACATTTGGCCTACGGTTTGCGGCCTGATGCCTATCTTTTCGGCGATGGCGTAGTTTTTTACGTTGTTTTGGTCTGCAAGATGTTTTAACGCTGTTAGTGCGTTTCTGCTTTGTTGTTTGTGATCTTTTTGCATGGTAAAAGGTATTTTTTTGCCGCCCAATCTCGAAAGGTTGGGCGGCTTGGTGAAATTAGTTTTAACAGTATCTTTTTTTTCGGGCCGCTAAAATGCCCGCTTCTCGCCATTCGCATTGAGTAACAGACCAACGATAGGCCCACCCCATTTTTACGGCGTGTTCTACGGCTTTGCAGATGTATTGATTTCGCCACCAACAAAAAGGGCGGTTGTATGGGCTTGATGTGGCAATACAAAGCGAGTTAAAAACCTTTCTTTTCATTTTTTAGATTTTCGTTTGTGGTGATCGTTTCGATAAAGTCTAAAATCGCCTTTAGCCGTTTGTCAATTTTTCGGGTTTTTCGCCTTATTTCGGCAAAACGTTTTTCTAAATCTTGGTTTTTCATTTTTGCAAGTTTTAGAGATAACCAAAATATCGAACCCCGGCCTGAATGTACAATTGGGTCGTTTTTGTGGTTTGTTCAAATTGTGCCGGGTCTTGCGTAGTTGCCGCCCAAATTGCGGGGTCGGGGTTGTTTGTTGCTACGGCA